AACCATCCATACATTTTTGATGCTTTTTTTCATCATCATGAACACTCATTTACTTCTCCTTTTTGTTTTCTCTTGTACTGATCACAAAACTCCGCGACACCACAAAAGTTTTCTTCACACCGCACGTCTTCACCGACTCGATGCTCTATATAAAATGGCGTGGCACTGTTCATGACCCCTTTCCACGCCTTCTCTTGGTCTTTGATAAACAACTCTGCGTGTTGTTGGTCATCAAAAAGTTTAACTGCACTTTTCCTGCCCTTCTTCATGACAGCCCACTTGCTGGGCCTTGCCCACCGCTCTTCATCAGAACAGAGAGGAAGGGGATCGCAGAATTCAAAGCTCTGCTGGCAGGATTGATGCTCTGTGATTCTTTTGCCGATGTAATCCTGACGCTCTTCGAACGTCCAACATGGAACATCGATGACTTGAATATTAGAATCTGGATAGTTCGCCTCTTTAGCCTTCCTTCTGGAAAAATCTCGAATGACTGCAACAATCTTGAGGCTATCGACAGGTTTGTCTTTATTCTTCTGAACCAAATATGCATAGCAGTTCAACTGCTTTTCCCACTCAGGCTTATCGTTCATTACTGCATAGGCAGAGGTGACCTTGTAATCCATGATTGTGATAGAGCCATCTGCTTCGTAGTACTGAACGTCGATAGCCCCAGATAGCTTCCACCCATACATCTCTATTGAGAGGCGCTCTTCGTGGATCTCATTCGGGTCAGGCTCAGACTGCTCCAGTATGTGATGGCAAGCAGTGCCGAGCAGAGCGTAGGTCATATCTGTAATGTCCTTGCTCATCTCTGAATCATGTTGCCGCCGCAGTATAGATATGCGCGGTGCATCAATTAGCTGGGTGACACTTATGTCAGCATCACCTTTTGAATACTTATCCGATCTTGCATAACGCACGAACTGATCAGGCACGTTATGCACGTTCGTTATTTTCATGTTGTCTCCCACAGGCTTATGCCATATCATGCATAATACTCTATACAATGGAACTGAGTCAACAACATATTTTAACAGTATGGAACATTATAAATAGATGGATTATGTCGATCTGAAAATACTTGGCGAGCCGACTAGTAAGGCAAACTCTAGAAAAGTTGTCTTAATCAAAGGAAAAATAAGGGTTATCAAATCACAGAAGGCTTTGGACTACTGCAAGCACTTTGCGTTACAGTGTCCTCAACTGGATGACCCATTTGATTGCGACCTCTTCGTTGAGATTCACATTTATTATGCGTCGAGAAGACCTGATCTGGATGAGTCATTGATCTTAGACAATATGCAAAACAAGATTTATAAAAATGATCGACAAGTCAAAATCAAGCACATCTATTGGCACTTGGATAAAGAAAACCCAAGAGCAGAAATTAAAGTCAGACCAATACAGGAGAGCGATTACCCGTCGTCAAATAAATTTTTTGTAATACCGTAACTGGGAGGTTATATGAACGTAGAAGAGGCGATGTCTTATTACGCCCGAACTCTGCCTATCGGACAGCACAAAAAGAAATGTCCGACCTGCTCAACAGAAAGAAAAAATAAATCTGACCCTTGCCTATCGGTCAAAGTATATGGAGACCGAATCATTTATAACTGCCATCACTGCAACATGGATGGGATCTACCCCTTCGAAAACGATATTTCCGAACGACCTGTAGCTATCGAGTCACCCAAGGTCAAGGCAGTGCCCCACAATCAACTGACTGAAGATGCCATCTCTTGGTTGTCACAGCGAGGCATATCAAAAGAGACTGCCGATCAAGCCAGACTATTCAGCACAGACCACTGGATTGCTTCAGAACAGAGCGTAGTTCCGTGCATTGGGTATCCGTATCTTGACTGCGGACTAGAGCGAGGGGCAAAAATCCGATCACTTGGTAGCAAAGGTTTCTCCTGTACCAACCCACTTCGCATGTTTTTTAACATCGATAGTATTGAACCGGATGACTCACTCATCATATGCGAGGGTGAGATGGACGCTCTTTCGTTTCTGGAGGCAGGGATAAGCTCTGCTGTTAGCGTCCCAAATGGAGCCGTACAGAAGCTCTCAGACGGTACTATAGATCCCAAGGAGGACAAGACCTTTGCCTTTCTCTGGGAGGCCAAAGATCAGCTCGATTCTGTCAGTAAAATAATCATTGCCACCGACGGTGATTCGGCTGGAGAGACGATGGGCAGGGAACTTGCCAGAAGGATCGGCAGAGACCGATGCTGGACGGTGTCTTGGCCGGATGACTGTAAAGATGCGAATGACGTACTTTGCCTGTACGGGAAAGAGGGGCTTCAGGATTTAATCGACAGCGCAAAACCTTGGCCGGTCAGTGGGATCTATGATGCGGTTCACTTCTTTGAGGAAGTGAAGCATATGTATAAGCATGGAATGGAAAAAGGTTTGACGACAGGTTATGAGGAGCTGGATGAGTATTATAAGGTAGCTCCCGGACAACTGACCATCGTCACCGGAATCCCCTCTTCGGGTAAGTCTGAGTTCATCGATCAGATCATGGTCAATCAGGCCATGATGTTTGGGATCAAGTTTGCGATCTGTAGCTTCGAAAATTATCCCAGCCTGCACTTGCAAAAACTTCTTTCAAAACATAATGGTAAGCCGTTTTCTGAAGGCGCTACTGAAAGAATGGATGAGGCCGAACTGGATGACTCCTTTGCGTTCATCAATGAACACTTCACCTTCCTTTCGTACAAGGATGGGAAGCTGGTTTCTCTGGATGATATTCTGGAGAGATTGCGGATCGCAGTGCTGAGGCATGGGATCAGGGGCGCTGTCATCGACCCGTACAACTACATCGCACGACAGTATTCGATGAGCGAAACAGACTGGATTAGTGAAATGCTGACCAAGGTCTGTGCCTTCGCAAAAGCGAACGATGTTCACGTTTGGTTTGTGGCACATCCGACTAAACAGCAGAGAGAGAATGGCAAACTACCAGTACCGAAAGGATACGATATCTCAGGATCGGCATCATGGTTTGCAAAAGCGGACGTGGGACTGACAGTGCATCGGCCCAATGAGGATAAGTATGAGGCAGAGATCCACATCTGGAAATGTAGATTCAGTTGGGTAGGGAAGCAGGGGAAGTGTAGTCTGGATTACAACCCAGTCACTACACAGTTCAATGATCACGCTGGAACAGAGTTCCAAAATCGATACGCGAATTGGTTCAAAACTAAAGATTGCCCGTTCTAAAAGTTCACTTGAACTTTTGTTTTGGGAATGAGTTAGTCTGACGCACGTTTTGTCGCACGACAAACTTTCTGACAGACGAAAAAAAAGCCCCCCTCCGTGAAGAGGGGGGCGGTTGACATTCAGTTGATTTGCTATCTATGAATCCTCTGCCGTTCACTTCAGAGAACGAACGCCCATAGCTTACCATCGTGTCTCACGCAAAAAATTCTTCTAGTGGACGCAAGCACGACACATCAACCGACTCACCTGTAGTCAGACAGGCATGGAGGAGCGGGCGTTCCCACTAAACTAGTGCATCGAGTGTCGCTTTCTTTAAGCGTCTGTTCAACAAATTTTTTGCATGAAGAAAGGTGTGACCCATTGATTGTAAATCTAGGGTCTCATGCTCTAGGTAATACAAGGAGTATTCATAAGGACAGTTCTCTTTGTAGTGTTCTATGAGCGTTTCAGATTCATCAAGGACTTTTGATATCCCATCGTCTAGCTGGCTCAGATTCAGATTACCGATCCTGTATTCCCTGTATGAATCCACATAAGACAGGTGTTCTTTGGTATTCAACTGATTAAAGCGATATTTAAGCCTCGATAATTCAGTCTTAAAGTAATGTTCTTTCATTACCCCAACACCCCTCAGCATCATGCACCGGACACCACGGTCAGACATCTCGCTATCATCTATTGGCTCAGAATCATAGATGAATGTGCGGTGTTTTGTATCAGGGAACATCACCGCTCTATTCTTGCCGACCTTTTTCTTCCAAGCGGGTGTGACATAGATATCAAGCCTATGCCCTCTGCGCTCGATTCTAGGAGTGACACCGAACTCTACCCGCCAAGTGATTGAGTAGTGCCTCCCTTCGGCATAATTAAAGGCGTCATCCATCTCATTTGCACATTCATTACAAGCTCTATGCATCCGATCTTTGAATGTTTTTGGCTTTGCAACCTCGCGCCCTGTTCGCCATGCTCGCATCGTTTCATGCCAATTTCTGACGCTGTCTATGGCACGTTGAACAGTCTCTTCACCGAACTTCTGACAGGCGGGTTCGAACCAAGATGTCCACAGCTCTGGGCGTAGTTCGGCTGTGCGTATGTGTTCATCAAGCCTCTCCAGACCCCAATTGCCACGGGCATGGAAGTGATCATGCACCGACCGCAAAAGCATGGGCCGTAGAACGTGGGGCATATTCAACTGATCGAACTCTCGCTCGATACTAGATCGACAGAAATCAATCGATCTATGTATTTGTTGTTCATTCATTATAGTCTCCTCAGTTTTTCTCCAAGGCTTCCACGACCTGATCGATCAGCTCGCGCACCTCTTTGAAATTAGTTAAATGGTGTAAGGCCAGCTTCGCATTCTGTTGAGGATCACCAACACCGTTGATGATGTCCTCCAGATATGCACAGGCTAAACCCAACGCGATTTTGTCACTTGCCTTCATGAACTAATTGCTCAATGTTGTGTGACCGAATCACCCGTACAGCTTCCTGCATGAAGTGGATGTCCATCGCCAATGCACTCAAAGTGTCAGCATCGCTGGTCAGGACAGCCTGTTCGTTCCATTCGAAAATAGAACTGTCAGCATGATCCAGCACCCGCTTCAATGCCTCGCCTAAACTCATTTGATTTGTATTCATAGTCGTCTCCTCATAATGTAAAAGTTCACATGAACTTTTCGATCTAGCCAGATCGAGATAGCGCACCCACTGGATGCACTATAGCAAGTGACTAGCGATTCGCCTCCGTCTGTCTCTCTTCCTTGCGTCTCTCGAAATGCTCTCTCGCATATTCTTCCGCAAGATACAGGCCGTGTTCTCCGTTCACCGCATGAGCCATTGGTGCTACGAATTGAATAATTTTCAGTCGAGTCTTCAGCTCATTTTTTGCGGTCATGTGGTAGAACGCATCGTCGTCTTGAACCAAGTTCAGTAGCGCATTCACAGCCGCGACCTTGGCCTCTTCAGTTACTCCTAAGAAAGGTTGATTCGTATTCATAATAGTCTCCTCAGTTTTTTTCTAAGCGGTCTAGTCAGACCGATCCAGCACCCGACTCGCGGATGCTGGGGCAGGTGACTAGAGATCAGCCTTGACCACTTCTCCCCAAGGTGCGTCAGTCGCTCCCGTTGACACCCACAGGACTGGATAGTCAGGGGCGTTCGCTGGGAAGTCATAGACATACATATCAGAGAAGTAGATAAACGAATCGCATGGCAAGCCATGCTCCTCGATGTAGTCGAACACAGGTGTGACCTCCGTACCACCACGGCCCTTAGAGTTGATGGACTGAACGTCCTCACCCTGACCGTAGTAATCCACAGACTGCACCTTCGCATCGCACCCGATCACAGTGATCGAGCGTGGTTGCATATCCTGAGCCATACCGTTGATCTCGCCAAGGAATACAGCCAGCTCTTCATCTGAAACAGACGCAGAGGTGTCACATCCAATGACGATATCGCCCGCACCGAAATGCTCGACATTCGGCAAGTAAATGCCGTGAGGCATAAACTTCTTGTTGGGCTTGGCCCAAGTGAAGTCATCGGGCTGATCACCTCCGACAAAGACACGGAGCTTGTCACGCCAGTCAACCTGTGGCGTGGACATCTCCTCGATCAAGCCCTCAATGCCAGCGGGGACTTTGCCCCGCATCTTGGCGTTGGCATGAGCTGATAGCACCTTGACGTTAATTTCAGTCTCAAGCTGATCCATCTCAGAATCAGTCATGGCACTGCCATCATCGTTGGTAGGTGCTTCGATCTCACCAAATGACCACTCCTCACCTTCAGGGATCTCACCTTCGCCAGACTGGAGAAGGGTGT